TAGTAAATGTAATAGAACCAGAGTCGTCTTTATAAGAAGCACTTGCTACCCATACTCTTGAATTACCTGACCCTCTAACATTACCAAAACTTGCATTTAAACTTTTCATATCTCTACCAGTATACATTGTATGAAATACTATACCCATTTTAGCACGAGCAATTTTTCTACCAATATTGCTACCTGCCTGTACTGCATATGTGATTGTATTTGGTGTAAAGGTTATCATTTTTTCACCATCAATTGAAGCTGATTTTGTATCGTTAGTGAATAATAAATCACCTTGTAAAATTTGTTTAATGTTTAAACTGGATAGATGAGCAAGACATACTGATAGTTTTTGAGCAACGGCACCAGTATGGTTCTGTCTTATGTCTGCTGTTGTGTAATTGATTTTAGGAGTTTTATTAAATATTGATTTAGTACCAACAAAGAATTTACCGTTTTCAGGATTGACACCACATATAATAGCAGGTGCGCCGTCCCATTTAACAGTAGCATTGATTTTTGCTCCCGAGTGACCTGCGAGCATATCTCTTACTGATTTTAGAAAGTTAATTGCGTTAACTCCACCAGCCGAACCTCTATTGATTATATCATCTTCTAGGTGTTCTAGGTGTGTGTTCTTTTCGTTTGTGGTAAAACCTTTAAAACTAAACATTATTCCTCATTTATTCCATTAGTATAATCTATATTCACATATCCATTAACAAATCATATACTACTATTTATACTATTTTACTACGTGAAAAAGATTGATTACGATTTCACTAGATTGTCCTCTCCAAAACTGATAGTATATAGACATAAACTATGAAAGGAAATATGACAGATAATAAACAAAAAGATGACTTTGAAAATTCAGTATTGCCACCAGAAGCAAAATTTGAATTTGCTAAAGAAACTCCTGATAAAGACTATGATATAATGACTAACAAAATCCAAAAGATGTTAGATAAAACTGAAACAGAAATGTCCAGTCTAATAGAAGAATACAATGAAAAGTATGAAGATAATGATGAAGTTTATGAAATTAATACATATGATTTAAGTTCATTGTTCAGTCAGTTATCAGACTTTGTTGAAGACCATCAGTAATTAGTGAACTTTAATAAAAAAACTAGATAAGTCTGTATTAGAAGCAGCATATCTAACAACTTCCGTAGCCCAATCATTTGCTTTTCTAGTAGATAATTGTGCTAATTGGTGTATAAGCATTAACCCCATATTTTTATTAAATATAAAAGCATTTTTACCTGAACTTTTCTTTTGTGCTATAATTTCAGCTTCAAATAATTCCTGTGAATCTATTGGTTTCATTTTCTTTGCTCCACTTGTATCCTGTAAAGTTAAATAAGTTTTATATAACTTATAAAACTCCTTCATATTAACTTTATCAGCATTCATTTCATTCCAATTATCATTTGTTGTATTGCCTTTATATGTTATTGACTTACCCTCCTTCTCTAAATACCAATTTAAATTACCTCCGCCACATTTACCACCATATGCTCTTGCACCTGCTAAACTTCCCTGCCAACCTGAAGTAGTGCTAGTTCCTCGTAATTGCATTTTGTAGTCCCCAAGTGTTAAGTAAACATCATTTGAACTAAAAAAATCTCCCTTATCACCTTTACCAAAAGTAAATCCTTTATATTTAATAGTGCCATCTTTATTATGAATTCTATTTTTTGGATCAGTCCACTTGTTATACTTGTCAAGTGTTGCTTTTGCACCTGTTTTTTTCAATGAAATAGGAAGTACAGTAGTTACATTTTTTTGTCCTTCACCTGAAAAATCTAAAACACATTTCTGTAATTCAGAAAAAGTTTTACAACCTTTTAATGGTTCATCTGTTTTTGGTAAACTTGATAACCATATATCACCTGGATTCCATTTGTCATTACTAAATGAACCAGGAGCAAGATTATCTCCATTTTTGCTTCTATCGTGTTTGTGTGCTACTGCTTTTGCTTTATAAATATTTTTAGTAAAATTTGAACCTCTATGACAGAAGACAGGAGCAGTAAGTTTACCTCCATATTCAGCATAAACTTTATTTGCTATTTTAGTATAAACTTCTTGATTTAACCAATCTTCAGGTCCTTCTTCATAAAATTGTTCATAAGGAATAGTAGCATCCACATATTGGATTGCCTTCGCCATATTTTTATCATTAGCATCCTTACAACTTAATGACTTTTTTTTAACATTAAATACTAACGACATATAATATGCCTGTCCTGATTCTGTTAAAGCAGTTTCTTTAACTCCACCACCTGTTCCTTTTCCACCACCACCAAAATTTGGACCTTTAAAAATTTTAGTTATACTTTCTGTTTTAAGATTTTTTGCTGAAATTTTTTGTGTTGTTGAATACGTAAGTTGATACGGCCAAGTTTTATCGTTAAACTTAACTCCATAAACTTTAGCTCCACCAGCAGTTGTTCCTAAAGTGAAAGGTGTTTTATCCTTTATCATTTTATGAACAATCGCAACTCTATACATATCTGTATTGATACCTTGATTTGCTTTTACTTTTGAATTGCCATCTAAAAAACTAGCTTTTTCTAACGTTGCCATATCTCTCTCCTTATATGACTATTTATATTGGTATTATTTAGATTGGAAACAAAGGTGTTTGACTACACCACCGTTATCTTGCCAGACTTTATTCTTATTTTGGAACTTCGCTAACTTGTCAGCATCCTCTTCAAAAAAGAATTCTGATAATACAGAACCAGTTGGTTTCTCTATGACGTGCCAAACTATTCTCTTACCTTTCTTAACTAACTTCTTTTCATAAGAAAGTTTATAGCTATACTTTGCTGGTCTCTTGTCGCCTTTACTGAACCTTACTCTTTGTTTTTTCATATACTTTCCAAATAATAATAATTACATCCTTCACCGTGCATACCATAAACAGGATCATATTTTTTATGTTTAACATTAAAATAATCTTTAATGTGATTAGTAAATACAGACTCACTATATCCAAATACAGGCATAGTATCTCCATTTACAAAAAAAATAAGGTGAGGTTTAGTATCCTCCTTATTGAAAACTCTAATAAACATTTTTCCTGAAGGTTTTAATATTCTATGATACTCTTTTATAATGGATAGAATATCTTGTGGATAGTTCACGTGTAAAGCACCAGCGTCAATAAGAAAATCAAAACTATTGTCTTCAATCTCATCTAATTTTCTTATATCTCCAACAAGAAATTTTCCTTTTGGTAAACGCTTTTGAGTTCTTTCTATAACCGTTTGTGAAAAATCTACACCTGTTACCTCAAACCCCTCGGCTATAAGCCATTCAGAATTTCTACCATCTGCACATCCACAATCCAAAACCTTTAAATTTTTTTCAAAATTATAATACTTTATAAAATCAACAACGTGGTCATCTTGTAGCTTTCGCTCCATACTAGGATTTTTATAATCCCAAGGTCCTCCAGTTGGGTGTTGTTTAAAAAATTCATTCCATTCTTCAACTAAATTTTTCATATCATCTTACTACTATCTATTAATTGTGGTCCTGGTTTTTCTTTAACTTCTTTCTTCTTCTTTAGCTTTATCTTTTTACTTCCTTTAAAGATTCTATCGTGTGCCTTTTTATATTCTGGAGTATTTCCTCTCCAAGCACCGTCCCATTTTCTTCCTTTAACACCAACTTTAACTCCCATTATTTCCAATACGTATTAAAACTTAATACAATCCTTTCTTTACTTTTATTAATACTATCTCCTGAACCGTGCCTTAAATAACTCGGCCACATTACCATCAATCCTTTTGTAGGTGTTATTTTATTAATTTCTTTTGTGAGAGAAGTAGGGTTTTGAAAAACTAACTTGCTACTATTTTCATCTGCTTTTAAAAATATAACACCAGAAACAACTGAATTAGGATGATTATGAAAATCTAATGTACTATCTTCACCTTGTATATTGCACCAAGAGTCTTGCATTCTTTGATTAGGTATAAAAACTTCGTTCATAATTTTATCTTCTATATCTTTATGATAGTCTAAAATATAAGGGTTTCGCTCTGCTGTAGCAGGGTATGATGTTGTATGCTTACCTTTAAAATAAGCATACTGCCCTAAATCTACTTTATTGATACTATTAATTATTTTATCTATTTCTGTATCATTTAGAAAATTATATTTCTCATATATATCTATTGTAAAAATAGTTTTCTTATCCATTATACTTTAAAATCTGAAAACTTATCGTAAGCAGAATCCTTTGCTTGTGGTACCTCTTCTTTTTGATTTGAGTCAACTATGTTTTGTGCTTGTTGACCTACATCATACAATCTCATTTTAGCTCTATCAACACCTATAATAAATGACCTATTAATTCCTGGGTCATTATATCTATTCTTCAATTGTTTAATCTTTAACTGTCCTAATGCGTCTAAATCATCATTTGATATTATTGCAAACATAAAGTCTGCTGTTGCTGGCAATCCAAAACTTTCTGCTGTATCTTCTAGTCCTATATCTGTACTCATAAATCCAGTTCTTGTTGTTTGTGTAGCAGAAAACAATGGTACATTAAATTCTACTGCAAGTCCTCTTAATTCTTCTGCAATTGCTTTGATATAAAAATAAGAACCTATATTGCCACCTTTAAATCTACTTGACGCACATATATTTAAATAATCTATGAACACTACATCTGCTTTAAAACTTTTCTTTAATGCAAGTTCATTAAACAATGCTCTAAAGTGTCCACTATGAGCAGACGCTGTTGGATATTCTTTAATAATTAATTTACCACCAGTCTTCTTTCTTATCTTCTCTATCTTATTATCATATAAATCTTTTGGCATTATATGTAAATCGTCCATAGTTACATCTAATAAGTTTGCGTCAATTCTTTCAGCAATTCTTTCTTCTGCCATTTCTAAAGTAATATACAATACATTTAAACCTTGTGCCAAATAAGCACTTGCACAATGACACATAAACAAAGACTTACCTACACCTGTACCTGCCAATGCAATATTCAAAGTCTTACTTGGAACACCACCCTTGGTTGCTCTATTCATATAATCTAAATCAAATTGATATTTTGTTTCTTTAGTATGATACCATTTAAATCTTCTATCAGCGTCATCTATATAATCGTGACCTATATGTTGGTCAAACGATACTGCTAATGCGTCTGCTAATATACTAGGTATTGCTTCTGGTGTTCTCTTACTATCTTTCTTATCTAATATTCTGATACCATCTAGTACAGCATTATGTACTGCT